GTTCGTGAGTTCGAATCTCACCCCTCGCATCTTGACTTCAAGTTGGGATCTCTTCTATCTGACACGGTTGTCGAGCGCGTCCTTGGTAAGGACGCAGCCGAACCCACCTAATCCCTGAGTGCGGCGCCTCGGTGGCATAGCGGTATCGCGCTTCCTTGGTAAGGAAGAGGTCGCGGGTTCGATTCCCGCCCGAGGCTCTCTTGTTTTGCAGCAGTCGCCCTGGCAAAAACTATATTTAGATCTGGGTCAATCTCAATGTGTCGCCCTCCGGGCGTGGATTGAAATCATACTCTATTGTCTCATGACAGTTCTACAGGCGCCCATTCCGGGCCCTGTTTTTGCCGATCGTCTCCGGTGGGGAGGGAGTTGTCATCATATACGATAGTTATATATACAAGTATATCTAATAGATATATTGTAGGATGTGAAACAGATGACAGAGACCTACAAGATTGAGGATGGCGCGATGGTCGAGGCCCCTATCTACGAGGCCCACTCACGCGGCAAGAACTGGATGGCGACGATCGAGGCAGACCCGGCGGCCCCGGGCGGCCTGGCGCGAGAGTTTGTCAAGAGCGGGCGCGGGCGGTATCTATATATCGTCGGCCCGGAGGTCGTCGGCAAAGCGGTCGAGATCGCTGCCGACTACACGAGCAGCGGGGGCAAGCGCCACCCGAAGCGCTGGTACGGCGTGGTGCGGAGCGTGACTGGCTCGGAGATCACGATCGAGGAGTGCGAGACCTCGGCAGCGGCGATCGCGGCGGCGCGAACTGGGCCCGACCGGGCGGCGCTGGAAGAGGAGCGGGCGCGGCTGCTCGCGCGGCTCGCGGAGATCGACGCAGTGTTGGGGGTGGAGTAAATGGCCCCCCTCACCCTCGCTCTCGACTACGACAACCCCACGGCGCTCCTGGAGACCGATGGCGACGGACAGCCCCGGCGGATCTACCTGGTCATCGACTGGGCGAGCGAGATCATCAGCGCCGAGACCCGGGCGCACGACGACAACACGAGATCCGAGTATCGCTGGCGCGGGATGGGGGACGCCTACACGCTCCCGCCGCTCGTGGACGCGACACAGATCCGCGAGTGGGTCGAGGACGAGGTGCTTCCGCGCGCCGCCCCGCTCCTGGGGGCATATGAGACGGTCTGGGAGGACATCGAGCAGTTCGGCCGGTTCCCAGGCCACGAGGACGAGAAAAACGATTTCGACGCCTGGATGGATCGGATCGAGCCCCCGCTGCACGATGGCGGTCTGTGGCACGTCGGGGACTGGCTCTCCGGCGGCGTGCCGGACCTGTCGCACGAGACCACGGACGCCGCGATCGAGTCGCTCGCCGACAGGATCGTCGAGGAGGCGGCCGCCGAAAACGTGGTGATTGTCGCGGGGCGCGAGGCAGTCCGGGCCTACCTCCTCGACTATCGACAGGATCTCCGCGACGCGATCCCGGAGCCGGACTGCTACCAGATCCGGGGATACGTCGTGCTGGAGGGCGTCGCCAAGAATTTTGGGGGCACGGCGCACGTCACCCTGGCCCGGAAATACTCCGGTAAGCGCGTCAAAATTGTGGTGCTGGACCCCTAACATCCCGGCAAAAATGCCGGGATGTCTCCGTAAAAACTATATCCTTTTTCGACGACCCCTCTCACATGACCGAATGCAAATATATCTCCGACCGCGAAGCCAAATTCCTCGCGGCTGTCCTGGCGGCGCTGATCATCATCCCGGCGCTCTGGATGGCTCGCGACGTCCTGACTGCGCCGCAGACGATGATCCCCGTCCTGATCGGTGTCCCGTTGATCGCCGCGATCATCTGGCACGAGTGGGGGCGCACCGCACAGGTCCCGTTACCGTATGCGCTGCTTCTCGCCGGAGCGCTCGCGCTCCCGGTCGGGGCGTTGATGTATGTCTTCATCGGTTGGATCCCCGTCGCGCTTGGGACTAAACCGATCGTCGTCGGGGCGGCGTTCTGGACCGCTTCCGCCCTCGTAATCCTCCGGCAGATCGCGATTCGGCAGCAGAAAAAGAGTTAGGGTAGCCGCATAATATACGCCAGCGCGTAGAACGGCGGCCGGTTTTCGTGGGCTTTGCCGCCACCGGCGCTCCCAGTGGATCCGGAATAGAATCCGTAGGTGGAGCCACCCATACCAATAGGTCCCCCCACCCCCAAGATCTCTGTGATCGGGTGCGTATGGCTCGGCATCTCGTCCGTGGTCAGGGTGTGCATGGCCTCGCCCCCGGTCGCGCCGACCGCATACGTAGACCCGGCACCGACGACGAACCGATCGCGAAGATCCGGAGTGCCGTTCGTTCCGTCGCACAGGTGCCACCCCGGCCAGATATCGGCGACCGCCCCGGACCACTCTATGATCCCCCCTGGAGGCGTCCACCCCTTCACCTGCACCGACGCATCGATCACGTCCCCGGTCGCGACCACTGACGCCCCGGCAGGCACCCGCACGATTGCGATCAGGCAGGTGTTCGCGGGCTGCGGCGGGCACTTATTCTTCTCGGTCCCCTTCGTGGCCGCGAGCGCCCCCGCGGCCGATATCGTGATCAGGTCGTAGCGGTCGAACGCGCTGCCGGCATCGAGTGTCACGGAGCCGCCGGCGTAGGTCACAGCGGCATCGTTGACCATCAATTTGCCCGCAGTCACTGAGACCCCTCTGTTCGTTCCCGTCGCGCTCGCAACGCAGCCGGAGAACACTGCGGTGCCCCGGAGCGCGGCGAACATTGCGTTCAGCTGCGGGCCATATAGTCCCATCCCATCCTCGAATGTAATCATGGATTTCTCACCCTGTAAAGGATCTCAAATTCAACCTCGATCGTCTCGTTCTTCTCTAACTGCAAGAACGTCTTCCGGGAAAGCAGGCTGCCCCCGGATGTCTTCACCCCGACCTCTGCCAGCAGGGACCCGTTCACATCGCCGGAGGTGAGCCGCCCGCTGGCGACCACCTCCCCCGTGCTCCGGGTCTCCAGGCTGGCGACCTTCGAGGCCACCTGCGTCTGCAGCGCCGTATCCGCTTCGTTCTCTGCCGTGGTTCCGATCCCGACCACCACCGTTGACAGGAGCCCCTGCCAGAGGTCCCGCTGCGCGTTTCTGCCGATTGCTGTTATCATCTAGATCACCTGCACTCTGTCGCCCCGGCGGTCCCCGAGCAGGCCGCCGCCGACGTCCGGATGCCCGACCCCGCCGCCGGTCGCACCGAAGATGAACATGTCGTCCGGGATCGCCCGGGTGTAGACCCGGAGTTCGACGTCAGTCACGATCTCCTCGGTCAGGTCGACGATCTCGAGCAGCGCAGCGTCGCCGTCGGCCGCCCGGGCATCGATCCGGCTCACCTCGTCCGAGAGCTCGACCAGGACGTCGACGACGCCTCCTGCGTTCTCGGCGAGCTTCACCGTCGTCTCCCCGCTAGCCCACGCATACTCGATCTGCGCCACCCTGTAGGTGCCGTTGACCTGTTGGTCCGGCACGACCACAGAGCAGACGTCGCCCGGGCGGATCCCGGTGCCGCCCCACGTCCGGATCGTCCCGGTCCGGATCACCTGCCGGTCGGCGAGGATCGCAGACGCTTTCTGCCGGGCCTCGTCCTCGCTCGTGATCTCCGGGTAGGTCTTCACCACCTCGATCACGACCGCACGCGGGGCGCCGAATTTCTCCTTCAGCGCGAGCTGTGCCGCCCGGTCCTGCACCGAGACCGCGCCGGTGGTCGGGGGCGTCCCCCAGTACACCGTTGCTTTGTTGATCTCGACCTGTCCGTCTTCCGAGAACCGCGCGTCGTAGTATTCCCCTTCGACGAAATCTCGCGGGCTCCGGTTCGCCGCCCGGGGACGGAAGAAGAACTGCATCGAGTCATCCGCACCCCACTCTTCCCCGTCGCTGCCGTTCGCGAGTTCGGCGATCACCACGTCGAGATATTCCCCTTTCCACGTCACCGAGAGCGTCCGGTCGTAGGTGATGGAGACGAGCGCGGGATTCCACACTAGCGGCGTCAGCGTCGTGATCAGGTCCTCGAGGATCGCGGAGACCGTCTGCGAGGAGTAGGTTTTGAAGACCGCCCGCCGCCGGATCCAGAAGTCATGAGCGAGGAGTTTCAGCGTCGTGGTGCCGGCGTCGGTCGTAACCTTCGACACGAACCCCCCCATCCGGAGCGCGAGCGGCGATCCTCGTTCCGAGACCCACAACTCTAGCGGCGTATCGCGGGGGTAGATCTGCTCGATCGTCGAGTCCGGGTCGTAGATCCTGACTTCGGCGGTGCGGCCAAACCGCGAGAACGCATCCTGCACGTAACAGTCGAGGATGCCGGGCACCCATGCGGCCGTCGTCGGCGCGTAGAGTTTCCAGACCGTCGCCCGTTCCGTCCGGGCGGGGAAGAGGGGGCGGACCCCGAAGAACTCCGCGAGCGGGGAAGGGGGTTGGAGATCGACGGTGAGAGGAACCGTCTCATCGAACCGGAACGATACCGGGGTCACTCGCTCTCCCCCGCCGACGTCTCGAACCCTGCGATGAGCCGCAGCGTCCACCCGACCCGGTCCTTTTTCGTCGATTTATTCTTCCTCAACTCATCGATCGCGACTTTCGGGAACACACAGCCGTCGACAGAGTATGACAGTTCTGCAGGCGTCGCTGCCGTATACCGATCGTCGCCGAGGACCAGGTCGAGGTTCTGCTCCTCCTGGAGGTTGAGGATCTCCAGCACCCGGAACTGATCGGCCGCCGAGACTGTCGGCCGGCCGAAGAGCGTCTGCACGGCGGCTTTGTGGTCCGCAGGCATCTCGCTCGTCGACACGAACTCGCCCTGCAGGGTGATCTCATGCCGGCAGATCAGTTTGTTCTTCACGATGGTACCCCGGCCGCCGGACCTGTCGCCGGTGAACAGGCTGTTCTTGAGCACGACGTTCTCCTCTGCGAGAGGGGCGAGATAGAGGCGGACGTATCCATCCACCCCAAGCGTGCAATAGGTGTACGTCACCGCCCCTGCCTCCTGAGTTCGTCCTGCCACATCTGCCCGAACAACTCCGCGAGTTTCCGCTCATCGAACCCGGTCGCGTCCGCTCCCGAGACAGAGACCGCGCCGCGCTCGATCGTGAGGTAGACATCCCCGCCGCGCTCCTGCGTCGGCATCGGGACCGGCTGCTGATAGGTCTGCCCGATCCACGCGGTCCCGCCCGACGGCGTCGGCTGCTCCCCGGACCCGAATACCCATTTGTCCATCTCGCCGATCAGGTCGGAGACGGCGCGGTTCGGCGTCGGCTCTTTGATGATCACGCCTTCCATGAGTCCCTCCGTGAGCCCCCACTTCTCCCACCGGCCGAGGAGTTCGGTGCCGGCAGAGTCGAGCGTCGCCTGCAGGCGGTCGATCTGCGGTGCGAGCATATCGCCGAGGATCGGGATCTTCGACACGATCCCCTCCATCCAGTTGAGCGCGAGCTGTGCGCCCCACAGTCCCGCGCTCGCCGCGACGAGCGAGAACCACTCGACGATGTTGTCTTTCAGGTTCCCGAGGATCGTGATCGCGTTCTGTGCGAAGAGGCCAAACTGCGCCCCGGCGTCCTCGATTGTCTGGATGACGCCGAGTTTCCAGAGCCCCCAGACTACGAGCCCGCCGAGGACAAGCCCCGTTACCCCGGCGACCGCCAGCCCGAGCGTAGTGAGCCCCCCCGCCGCGGTTGCGAGCGGGAGTTTTGACAGGACGCCGGCAAGCCCGGCGCCACCGAGGAGTGCGTTCAGCGGTCCGAGCAGGAACGAGAGCCCGGCGACCGCCCCGGAGATCGCGATGAGCCCGAGCGTCACCAGGAGCCCGTAGGCAAACACATCCTTCAGCGGTTCGGGCAACCCTTCCCATGCATCCGTGAGCCGCCCCGCGATCCCTTCGAGCCCTTCAAACGCCGGCACCCATCGCTCGCCGATATCCAGCGCGAGCATGGAGAACTCCAGATAGACCCCGTTGAGCGCCGCCTGGAGTCCGGGCGATGCCGCGATCACGGCCGCGAGCGCCCCGGCTGCCGCGAGCCCGATCGTCGTCAGAGCGGTTTTGTGCCGCTCCATCCAGCGTTCCGTCTTCTTCTCGTTCTTCTCGGCGTTCTTCGCGGTCTTCGATATCGCCTTATCGACCCGCTCCTCGTCCCGGATCAGGCGGTCCGCGCCGGATGAGGTGTATACGACCGCGACCTCGCTGACGACTACCATCGCCGCCTCCCCTTCTTTTTAGCCTTGTCCTGTTCTTCCTTCACTCGTCTCGCCTCCCCTTCCAGGATTGCCAGGTGCGCCCGATACTCGCGGGCGGGCAGCACGGCGCGGGCGTCGAACGGACACCCGTACTTCGCCCAGATCGCCGCATCCTGCAGCACCCGGGCCTCCCACTCCTCCTCGGCGACGACCGTGTCGCCGTGTCCGTAGTCAGCGAAACCCGATCCGGGTTTCTTCCTCCAGCTCCACGAACCCCTGCACCGCGTCCGCGAGCGCGTCCCGGATGTGGGCCGGGAGCAGGGCGATGTTCTCCTCCGTCGGGGCGAACCCTTCCGGCCCGGAGACGACGCCGACGCGGATGTATTCGGTCTTCAGCGCCCGGAGTTCGTCTGCGGTGACGGTGTCGCCCCGGCGACGCTTCCTCATCCGGAGCCCTTTCGCCTCGATCTGGTCCCGCTCCAGCTGGGAGATCGCCCGGACACGGAACCGGATCTCTCCGTCGCCCGCCGGGAACACAAGGTCTTTCGTCTCGCTCTGCAGCCGGTCGAACGCCGCGACCGCATCCTGCCAGGACAGATCAGCCATGCGATCACACCCCCGTCGGGACGCGGATCTCGATGCTCGAATTCAGCGGGCCGACCGAGAGCACGGACTCCAACGACCCTTTCTCGCCGAGCGGGATCGGGGCGTCGAGGATCGTGCAGTCCTCGAACGTGACGATCACGGCATCGGTCGCGCTCGCCACGGCAGACCCGGCGCGGAGGAACGGGATCACAATATCGACCGGGTCGCCGTCCGCCCACGCCGCCGCGAACATCGAGTTGTCGGTCGGCAGGAATCCGATCTTGACGTCGTATTTCCCTTCGGCCTCTCCTTCGGCGATATCGTAGGCTCCCCGGGCGCCGTCACCACCGTAGGGCTCGATCCCGTTGGTCCACGTCGCGTCGAGCGAGGTGATCGACGCGAGCGGAGTGCCGTCGACTGTCGCCAGCGCCCCGATCATCCAGAATCGGTACGGCTGGAGTTCGGGGGTCGCGATTGTCGGGAATGACGAGGCGGCGGTGTCGACGTCCCGGGACGCCGCGACAAAGTCCATCGTCGCGATCAGCGCCTCGCCCCGCTTCGCCGAGAGCGAGAGGTCTGCCTTGCACCCGATGAAATACTCGATAAACGCGGCGTCCTGCTGCGTGTGCTGCACCGTGATCGTCGGGAGCGTGTCGAGTTCGGTAAACTTCTTCCCGGTGTACCCGGCGCCGCTCACCGCCTCGGACTTCCCGAGCGCGCACTGGAACGGTGCGTTATCGTTGAGCACCTCGAACGGGACCGAGAACGAGAGATCGTACTCGTCCGCGCTGTAGAGGAACGGCCCCCGGCGGTGCCCGACCGACCCCTTCGGCGTCTTCGGGTTCGCGACCGGCCAGTCGATCGCGCTGGTCACGAGTCCGAAGGGTGTTTTCGACGTCGCTGCTTTCGTGTAGGGCTCCGTTTCCGCGCCCCACGATACTGTGCCTTCACTGGCCTGGAGTTTTCTCACCATAGTCACTCTTCTCCTTCTGGCGGTTCTTCTGGCGGTTCGTACTTGGTGTAGACGGTTCCTGTGACGGTGAACGCCCATCGCCGCACCTGTTCCTGGTCGTCCCAGTTCAGGGAGATCCCGGGTGAGATCTGCGGGTCCGTGAACCCGGCGGCGTTCAGAGTGTCAACGTGCCCCTCGATCCATCCCCGCACCTGATCGCGGATCTTGTACATCGTCGTCGCGCTCTTAGCGCGGATCTCGATGTTCACTGCATACCGATGCTCCCAGAGATCGACACGGCTGTCGGGACGGTCGGCGGTGTCGGATGCCTCCTGCACGATGATGTGCGGATACACCGGATTGCGGTCAGGAAATTCGCCCTGCACCATCGGCGCGCCGGTTGTTCCTCGCCGGGTCGCTGCCGGATCGGTGATATCCCCGGCTGTTACCGCTGCCTGAAGGTTCTGGCGGAACAGGTTGAGGATGATCGCGGTGCTCAAGCTACGAGAAGAGATCTCGGTTGTCGTCATGGGAACCCTCATTTGAGTTCATGTCGTGTGCTCCTGCTCATTTGCAGAGTTACTGTGTTTCGAGTTCACGGAACCTCGCCTTTATGGCGGGTCCGAGTGTCGGTGCGATCGTGGCCGCGGCGAGTTGTGCCGGGGCGAACCCGGGCAGACCGTGCACGGCGATGTGCCGGCGGATCGTCCAGATCATGCTCTCCCACGTCTCGCCGTCGCGCGGTTTGAGTCCCGCTTCTCTCGCCCACCGTTCGATGGGTTCGGGCGGGGGCATCTTCGAGCCCGGCGTCCGGCCAAACTCGGCGATCAGATGCTGGACCGTCTCTCCGGCGACGATATACTCGTCAGCGCCGGGGAGTTCGGGGAACACTGTCGTCCGGGCGATCGCCTCCCCGGTGCCGACGTAGGGGCGGCTATGAGACCCGGTCGCGCCGATCCCAGCATCGAGGTTCTCCCGCCACGCGTTCTGCGTCCGGACTGCGGCCTTCCAGAGTTCCTCACTCGCGATCTGTCGGTGGTTCGGGCGCCGCCGTCGGCTGACCTTGATCGCGTAACTCATGCGCCCACGGCCTCCTGCAGGTAGAGGGTCTGTTTCCGGACGCCCGTGAACGGGTGCCGGTCCGGCCGCACCTCCCGCACGACCAGGTCGTTGTAGGCGGACCGGGCGAGCGCGCCGAGCAGCACCCCCGCCTCGTCGACCGTCACAGCATACGCGGCGGTGCCGTCGATGGTGACTGTCCACCCGCCCTCATCTGATGCGACGGTGATCGTCTTCGCCCCCGGGACGCGGACGACATGGTCCGGCTGCCCGGGGCGGTCCGCCTGCACGGTGCAGGTGCTCGGGACCGTCGCCCGGAGTGTCGCATCGATACCGCGACCGGCGAGGTTCCGCGCTTCCTTTTCACTCGGCGACGAGAAGAGCGCCCGGATCGCCTCCACGGTGAACGAGGAGGTGTCCGGATCGAACCCGTCATAGTCGTCGAACTTCGCCGCCTGGACGGAGACGAGGAGGCAAGGTTCACCGACCCGGGCGAGGATGTCGTCGGTCACGATCCCCTCCCGAGAAGGCACGTGATGAGTGCCACGGCCACCGAAACCCCCATGGAGATCCCGGCCACGATCACACCGTCTCTCCCGAGCCACCTATAGTGCTGGTGCTCGAGCGGCCGCAGCCGGGATTCGTGGTCATCGAGGCGCTCAATGATGTGGTCCACTTTCTCGTCGATCCTCACGAGGAGGTCATGGTCGCTGACCATCACGCACCCCCCACGACGCAGTAGCGGTCGAGGATCTGCATCTGCTCCGGTGCGAGCACCATGAGCCGGGAGAGCTCAGAGTATGCGACGCTGTAACCGTCCATACTCATCGAGGAGGCCCCCTTCGTCGCCCTGTTACGGGCGGCGTGGGTCAGTGCCCCGACAACGAGGTCCTCGACGATGCTGACGATCGCGCCCGGCGGCGAGATGTAGCCGTGGGAGTAGACGACCGAGACGTTCCGCAGTCCGGCGGGCCATACGAGGCCGTCGATGCGCTCCAGGATGCCGGGGTCGGGCACGGCCTCATACTCGAGACCTTCGGTGAGCGCGGTCCCGCCGACCTCTACGGACGTCACGGCGATGATCGGCCAGCCCTTGAGCCGCAGCCGCCGGCGCCCGGAGCCATCGTGCCGCTCCGAGACGTCAGCATAGTGGTCGAAATCCCGGCCGCAGTACTGGTCGACGATGCCGGATGCCTGCTCGATGAGATCCTCGACGAGAGATACGAGAGCGTCGTCGTCCGCGAGTCCCAGGTCGGCGTACGTGATACCGGACCGGGTCAGGGTCCGGGTAGGGTCACCGTATGCCGACATGGATTAGTCCCCCCGGTGCTTGTAGCTCCAGACGACGGTGAGGGTACCGCCCGCTGCAGGGGCCTCTGCCGGCTCGCCCTTGATGCGGGCGAACGCCCACGGCCCCCGGACCCGGAAGTAGACGCTCCCGGAGGCGGCAAGGGTCGCCGTTGCGATGCCTGCGGTTGCCGAGATGGCGCCGGCGACGACATAGTCCCCGCCGGTGCTCTCTCCCCCCTCATAGGGGTCGGTCATCGTCGGGTCGTCATCGAGTGCGAGCTGCAGCGTGGCGTCCACCGCTTTGTTGGTGTTGTTCACCACCTTGCAGATCGCATCGCCGATCGTCCGGAGGTCGGCGATCGACGAGTAGACAGGATCAGTGTCCAGTACGGCGATCTCTTCCGGTGTCGGGGGGATGCCTCTTGTCATCCGCGTCACCGTCCTTTCTTAGGCTTTCCGTCGGTCTTCCGTTCACCATCTGCATCCGGTGCGCCAACTCTCTCCACCTCCGCTGCGGGCGGTGTCGGGGCGTCCTCAATCGGGGTGTGCCCCGCCTTTTTCAGCCGTTCGGCGAGGGCGGGGTCGTCCGGGGCCTCAAAGACCCCGTCCACGATCCGCACCCTCGCCCGGGTGCCGAAACTGATCTGCCCGCTCTTCGAGGTTCTGTGCTGCCACTTCACGCTGATCACCGCGCCGGGATGCCGATCAGTCCGCCGTTAAAGACGATCGTGTCGGTCTTGCCTGCACCGGGAGCCTGATCGAGCGTGACGGTGAGGACAATCGCCGAGGTGGACTGCGAAGTGACCTTCCACGTCATGGTCGTAGCGGCGGATCCGGCGGCATCCGGGACGTGCTGCGGAACCCCGCAGAGCACCGGCGTCGCCGCATACGAGACTTCGGGCGTGAGTGTGATCGTGCACGAGGTCGCGAGCGCGCCCTGCACTGTGATCGCGTCGTCGATGGTTACGCCGGTGTTAGAGGCGTCGGTCTTGACTGCGAGTGCCATCGTCGGATCGTTGGCGGCGTGCGTCTTGCGAGTCAGCGTGACGACTGCGCCGGCGGCGGTGACGTCGAAGAACCCGCCGACGTCGTCGTCAGCCGCGAGTGCGGCGCGGAGCTTCGTCGCGACCTGCGCCTCGGTATCCCCGTCGGCGACCGTGACGGTCACGTCTTTGGGGGTGCTGCCCATGTTTGCTGCGGTCACGGTGACGACGACATCGCCATCAGCGACCGAGGGCGTGGCGACCGTGGCCGTCATCACCTGCTTGGTGCCGCTGATGGTGTTGGAGAGGTTGAACCCCTCCACCGCGCAGGCGATGTTCGGGTCAGCCCGGGGGGGGACAAGGATAGTCATCCAGGTCCCTCCTCAGATCGCGTAGTCGTGGAGCCACTTGCCGAAGGCGCCCTGGCTGCGGTCGACGTAGGTCCCGTACTCTCCGAGCGCGAAGTGCTCCGCGAGACCGATCCGGCCGAGCGGCAGGGTGAAGAGCGGCGCGAGGCTCGCATAGTAGCTGGCCCGCTTGTTCACGATGAACACGTCGCCCTCGCTGCCGATGGTGTACGGACCGCCCGCGACACCGCCTGTGTCGTAGGTGTGCTCTGCGACGTTGTGCGAGGCGATCACCGGGATGCCGGAGATGTAGATGACCTCGAACCCATAGTTGGCGGAGTTGACGTTCTGGTCGAGGATCGCCCGCACCTGAAGCTCGTTCTCGAGCTCGTCGAAGAGCGTGTGTGAGGTCCAGATCTCAAGGTCGCCCTTGAAGACGTTGGCGTTCTGGAGCAAGTCCTTGACCTCGGCCTTGATGTCCTTCAGGAGGGCGTCGCTGGCAGCGAGGTTCACGGCGGACTTGTCGACGTCGTTACCGGCAGCCGCCGCGTGGACGCTCATCCCGTCGAAGACGTTGGCGTCACCAGGGGATCCGTCGGTGAGTGCCTGCGAGTGGTCGCCGTAGAGGATTGCCTGCTCCTTGTACTGCGAGTACGCGGCGACCCGCTGCCCGAGCGCCGTCTCGCGGACGGGGAGGTAGCCGCCTTCCGCACCGCGCTCCGCGAAGTCGCCGATGTTCACGGCGTCGGCGTAGATTTTCATGTCGTAGTCGGTTTCGCCGAGCGTGAACTCGTTCGATACCCCGGAGAGGTCGAGCGAGTTTGCCTCGGAGACCCAGCCGCGGGGGGCTGCCCGGGCGCTGATCAGGTTCGTGCGGACCGTGTAGCCCTTGTACCCGACCTGCGGTAGGCGGGCAAGGAGCGGCGCGTCCTTGCGGACGATGTCGAGGATCTCCGGGTCGAACGCCACCGGGACTGCGTCGGTAACCGTTGCGCTGGTGACCTGTTTCCCGATCAGTCCGCGGATCCCCTTCACCGTCAGACCTTCGGCGGCCTTCTGGTTCTCCGGGCGTCCGTAGAACATGCTCTGAATGCTGGGCGTAAACCCTCTGTCGGGCGCGTAGAATCCGTGCTTCTCCCAGATTGCGGAGAAGATCTTCTCTGCGTCCCGGCCGAGGCCGAGTATCTGTTTTGCTGATGCCATAGGTGTGTTGCCTCCTTACGCGACGAAGACCGGCCCTTTCTGCTCCGGTCCGTCGGCGGTCTTCTGTTCGCTGTCCTTGGTCTCGCGGGCGACGACGATCGCCCGGGGGCCTTTCGCCCTCGGGGCGGTCTTCTCGGCGAGGGCCTTGATCTCCGCAGACGTAGGCAGGGCCTTCATCCGCTCCATGAGCGGCGCGAGCTGCTTACCGACCTCTTCCGCGATGAGTCCCCGGAGCTTCGCCTCGTCGAGGACCTCGAATGACTTCTCATCCTCCTCGTCTTCCTCGGGCTCACCCTCCGGCGCTTTCTCTTCCTCATCCTCGCAGGCTTCGGATTGCTTCTCCTCTTCCTGCTCCTCTTCCTCTTCCCGCTCCTCTTCCTTCGGCTCTTCGCCTTCCTCTTTGGTTTTCCGCTTCATTTCATCGGTTTCCAGCCCCGCCTTGACGCGGAGCGACTTGACGACCGCCTGCACGGCAGCCGAGTTCACAGCGTCGGGGTTGCTCGGTATCCCTACGGCGGAGACCTCCCAGAGAGAGACCTCGTCGAAGATCAGGCCGCCGTTGTCCTTGCCCCGGCTCTTGACGATCCCGAACCCGACGCTGAACCCCATCGGGAGCCCCGCCTCGATCTTGCGGGCGAGCTCCATCGCGGGCCAGTTGTCCGGATCCAGGAACGCGGTGCCGTAGAGGGTGCTCTCCTCGATCTCCCCGTCGATCCACGCGCCGAGCATATCGAGCGCCCCGTACAGGCGAGCGCCGGACTCCCGGAATCCGTGGTCGAGGTAGAGCGGGATCTTGCCGCTCTTGAGCCCCGCGAGCATCGATTCCAACCCCGCGAGGGAGAACTCGTCGCCGTCCCGGTCCTCGGTGGTCGAGGAGATCGGGACGCGGATGAGTGTCACCTCCGGGCCGCTCTCGACGAGGCGCGCCTTCCAGACCTTCACCTGTCCGGGGGCCGCGTCGAGGGATTTTGTTTTCAGTGTAGGCATCTCTGATCACCTATTCGTCGTTCGAGGTATTGGGTTCAGTCCGGTTCAGTGGGTTTTTCGGTCACTGAACCACCCACTCCGGCGTCACTTCGTGGCCGCCTCCGTGACGTCTTTCGTGATCTCCTTAAACGCCGCCGTCTTCTCTGTCTCGGTCGCGGTCGTCAGGGCATCGACCTGCTCCACCAGGGCGGCGATGATCTCATCTTTGCTTGGCCGTGTATCGGGCGCAGGGGTGATGTCGACGCGGCGGGCAAGGGTGCCGTCCGGGTCGATTTTGCAGTATTCGTCGTAGTCTCGGTTGCCGGGGCAGATCGGGATGCTCGCCCCGTCGGATCGGCGGATGCAGAGATTCTGCCCGGCCTCGGTCAGGATCTCGTAGTTCTCAGGCTTAAATCGTGGTTCGCCCATGATCACAACTCCGCGCTAAATGCCAAATATCGTCCCGCGCCACTGCGTAAAACTAAGAATGACATCCCACTAACAATCCCTCCAGAAGCCATCGCTACGCTGTAATATGCACTATCTGGGTTGATTGCCACCCCACTCAGACCGGTCAGGGTGGTATTGACGAATGCCCCGCCGGATGTCTGGGATATCTGAAAATGGGATGCATCAGAGAACGACATTGTTGGGGCAACGCGCATTGTGGTTGGGAATCCTGTGAGGATGCGCCCCGTTGTCGATGACAGCCCGAATCCTAGTCCGACAAAAATATCCCCCTCGTCTGCCGACAACCTCCAATAATACCGCTGGCACAGCGCCAGTTCCTCCGCATACGGGCGCGGGGCGAACGGGAGCGCGACCGATCCGGCGTTGAGCACCACCTCGTCGGCATCTGCCGGGACGACGACACTCGTGTTCCCTCCCGCGACGGTCTTCGTGATCGGCGAGGTCCCGCTCGTGCCGTCGAGATATCCCGTCCCGCCACCAGACCAGGAGAGGGTATACTCGCCCGCCGGGAGCGCCTCGACGACTTGCTCGATGCCGTTCGCATGCCCCTTCCACCGGTCATAGCCGTAGACCCCAGCCGCCTGCGCTTTCGTCGCGGCGGCGCGCTGGTTGACGGCGAAGTTTCCGTTGATGATCCAGTTCCGGAGAGCCCCTGCTTCGGTCGGCACCCACGCCGTCCCGTTGTGGTAGAGCAGGTCGCCCTGCGTGCCCTCTGGGAGTGGGTCCAACGGGTGCGCGGTCCACGCGACACCATTGTGATACAGGTAATCTCCCTCGGTCCCAGGAGGTAATTCAAGCGACAAGTACTCCGCGAGGATCGGATCCGTCGGCGAGAACCAGAGGGCGTCGGCCGCTACAGGGTAGCCTGCATACCGGATCGTGTTCCCGGCCGGTTTCGTCTGCGTGAGCGTGCCCGGGGTCGCGCCGAAGTACACCGGCTGCCCGAGGGCCCACGTCCACCCGGTTTTCTGCACGTAGCCGTATTTCAGGAGCGACCCGGTCCCGTCGGCGGCGACGATCGTCTCGATGCAGAGCGCCACGTCGCCGAGGGAGAGCAGCGGATCGCTCGCGTCCGCCCGATACCATTTCCCATCCGCTGCGAGGGTAAACGGGATCCCGTAGGCGTCGGCGACCGTCTCGCCGAATGTCTGTTCGCTGATGACTGCTCCGCTCCGGGCCGTCATTCGACCCCCTCCTGCGCTCTCCACTCGTAGAGCGTCGCTTTGCTGATGCCGAGTGCCTCGGCGGTTTTGTTCCTGCTCATAGATCCCTCCATGCGGGTCAGTAGTTCCTTCAGCGATTCGTGCGGCGCCCCATGCTCTAATAGCACGGCGGCCTGCTTCGTCATCGGTTCGAGAGTCACGCCCTTGACGCTCCGGAGTTCCTGCGCGGTGTCGGGGAGGTCGTCCGCGAGCGCGAGCCGCTGGTCGCACATACAGTTGAACGGCTGGTCCTCCCCGACGACGTATGCCTGTTTCGGGTAGTCCTTCGGCTGCCCCTTCGCCCCGGTTGCCGGGACAGTCCACGACTCCCGGACCGGGACCGTGACCCCGTCCATGACATTGTGCCACTGACGAGACCGGCCGGGGATCTTGCGTGCCCGCCAGGTCTTGCCCTTGAGCAGGTGCTCCGTCTCCTCGGCGAGCGCCTGCTTGCCGTAACGCTGCGCCCCCATGATCTCGGTCCTCGCGACGAGCCGAGCGTGGTCGCTGGTCATGCCGGCGACGTCGCGCTGCAGGACGAGCCAGGCGTCGTTCACGTTGCCGCCCTGCCCGATCACCTGGGTGAGCGAGGTCCGGACGAGGTTCTTGATGCTGTCCTCGACGCCGCGCATGTTCCGCGCCGCCCGCTGCTGGAGGAGGCGGAACGCGAAGGTCTGAGTGACGTCGAAGTCTTTGGTGATGTGGACTCGGTAGAGCCCCTTACCGATCCTGCCTTCGAGCTCCTGCTCCAGCCGGCGGCTCTCCAGGTCAACCCCGTGCTTGAGCGCGTCGGCCCGAGGCTCGGCGGTGGCCGCGAGGAGGTCCTCGGCGATCGTGATCTGGTCGAGGATCGCGTCGAGGTCCACGGCAGGCCGGGCGTCACCCTCGGGCCGCTCTGCCGGGAACGCCTCTTCGATCGCCGGGCGGAGCGCCTGCAGGGCGTCGTCGAACACGCCAGAAACCCGGCGGTGCAGCGCCTCGATGCGGCTCCGCCACTCCTCCGGCTCGTCGTCAGGAGCGGCCTTCATCGCTGCGAGCGCCTTGGTTACGGGGTCCGGGGATGAGAGGAGGAGCCCTCCGCCGTAGAGCGGTTCCGGGGCGTTCTCAATGCCGATGATCTCGCGGGCGAACCACTCCGGGTGCATCCGGGCGAGGGAGTCCACGAGCGCGAGGGGCATGTCCCCCCACGGCACCGGCTCCTCCCCGCGCTCGACGAGGATGCGGTTCGGGGTGGACAGGCCGAGCCGGAGGTCGCTCTCCTGCTCAAGCCGCTTCTGCCGCTCGATGATCGGGTTGTGTGGGTCCCACCGGAACTCGATCTCGCCGGCCACGTCCCAATATGCTTCGAGGAACGGGAGGATTGAGCGGTTGATCGCACCGGCGAGGAGTTCGAGCAGCGGGACCGTAGTGCGCCGCCAGACGGCTTCGGCCTGTTCCTGCGCCGTGGATCTGTTGACGTCCTGCACGTAGCCGACCTCGTTCGCAGAGACGCCGAAGCACATCCAGACGAGGTTGTTGTACCACTCCTGACTCGCCAGGAACTCCAGTTCTTTCGGCGATGCCCGGAACGGGATCCAGGTGGCGTCCGTGCTGTTCATCAAGGCGAGCTTGTGCGGCTTGCCGACGATCTCGTCTTTCCAATACTCCCTGAACCGGGTCAGGTTGTCGTTTGACAGGCCGGGTAGATTTAAGATGCCCTCCGGGACCTCATTCTGCGGGAAGTACTTGAGGTTTGAGACGTCCTGGTTGAGCAGGATCTCGATGAGCCGGTGCGCCATCTGCACCCGGCTCCACCCGTACTGCCGGTCCGTCGAGGGGTTCTCTTCAATCCACACGATCTGGTCGCGGGAGAAGGGGATCGGCGTGATCGCCCGGTAGAGGGGGGTATCCATCTGCGAGATCGTCGACATGCGCGGGAGCCCGGATCCGAAGGCGTCCTGCGCGATAGACGCCTGTGCTCCGACCTGGTAGTATGCTGGGATGTCGCTGCCGGGGTCCGGGAGGAGGCCGTGCTCGTCGGGGTTTTTCGTGAAGGTGGCCGCGTCACGGGCGTAGATTTCGCGGAGGAACCCGGACGAGTCCGGCACGAGTTCGAGGACCCCGGCGTCGATGACGAGGATGTCGTTGAGGACCTCCTTGCAGAGCGTGTCAAAGGTCGCAGGGTTGCGCGAGAACCCTCCGTCGAGGAAGTCGACCACGGCGTCGCAGGCGGCGAAGTGCTTGCTCGTCGGCTTGTCGACGGTCGGGACGATGCTCCAGTCGGTCGTCGTGACCTGCCCCTTGATCGCCGTCATCGGGATCGAGACGGTGTGTGAGCGGGAGAAGCGCCGGATCGTGTGCAGGTCCTCGTAGCGCGGGACCCCTCGCCCAGGGGTATACCAGATCGACTGCGAGAGGTCGAGCGCCCGCGGGGTGCCAGCGCCGTTGAGCGCCCGGGCGCCGCCACCCTTGATCCCCGGCGCGACTACTGCCATCCGCCCTCCTCTGCCTGCTTGACGATCGGGGCAAGGTATTTGCGGATATCCTCCGGGGAGAGCTTGCGGATCTCGGCGATGTCCCGACAGACCACGTGGAGCGCCTTGGGCCCCCTCTGCCCGAGGCTCTCGGCGATACTTGCGATCTGGTCGTCGGTGGCGTCCTGCCGGGCGATCCAGACGTAGACGCGGCCGGGGTCGTCGTGCAGGGTCTCGACGTAATCGACGGGCGGGGCCGGGCTCGGGACGCGGACCTCGTAAGGTTCGACGACGATGCGGACCGGAGGCTCGACCCGGAGGGCTCGGGCGAGCGCGTTGATGAGTTGCTGTCTGATGGTTGTCACTATCTGCCTCCTATAATGCGAAACAGGCGAACTCCTCGACGGGTTCGGCGAGTTCGGTGATCGCCCATACGAGCGCGTCCATGCGGTCGGGGGACTCGTCGCCGGGCACCCATTCGCACATTTGATCCTCTAACTCCGGGAACGCGCCGACGTGGTGAACCTCCCCCTTCTCGTAGAGTGCGGCGACCGGCTCGGCTCGAATGTATTTGCCCCGGCTCGCAGTCACCTTCTTGAACGGGAGCGCCTTGCTGACGGTGCGGAGGTTGACTTCGACGAGATCCCCGCCGTTGTTGACCTCTCCAACCACACGATCCGCCCCGTGCTTATCGACGGCCCACGCGACGCGCTTGGCCCAATCGAGCGGAGTGCCTCGGACGGAGTGATCGCCGAGGACGTAGAGGTGCCCGGCGGCGTCTTTGCCGACGACGACGATCCCCGTCTCGTCACTCGTCTCGCTCCCAGTGACGGCAGGATCGACGCCGACGACGATACGCGCGAGGGTTGGCGGTTTCCCCGTGTGCCGGTGCTCGTCGATCATGCTCCGCTTCCAGAGCGCCCCCTCCGGGTCGTCAAGCCATTCGCCCTCAAGGAACCGGCGGCGCTTGCGTTCCGGCAGAGCCGCGAGCGTGTCCTCGATGTAGCCGTCCGGCAGGTTCTCCCGGTTGTCGATCGGGTTCATGTCGAGGACGGCGTAGCGGCCAGGGTTCGGGACCGGGACGCGGGTCTCCGGGTCGATATGCTCCAAGAAGAGTTTGTGCAGCCAGTGGCTCTTTGTCGGCGGGTTGCAGTCCACATATGCCCGGTTGACGAGACAGGTCTTCTGCGCGAGGCGGGTCTGTGCCGTGGTGTATGCGTGGTAGGAGATTTGGGAGGACTCGTTGTAGTAGATCGTCGAATACTCCATGCCGAGGATCTTCTCGACCCGCTCATCGTCGTCGAGCCCGCCGAGCCATATCTCCGTCGTCGAC